GGTGGAGTAACTTCAGTTTTTGTTGAAGATGGTGGAGTTGGATACGGATCATCAGAAATAATAAATTATAATAGACAACCAAGCATTACATTAAATTCCGGTAGTGGAGCAAAAGCAATACCCATAATATCAAATGGAAAAATAGTAGAAGTTTTGATTACAAATTCTGGTTCTGCTTACGTATCAACTCCAGATATTTTTATTAGTGGATCTGGAATTGGTGCAATTTTAACTCCAATAATAGAAAATGAGACAATTAAAGAAATCAAAGTAATAAGTGGAGGGTTTGGTTATGATCCAAAAGATACTTTAGTAAATATTGTATCTCCAGGATCTGGTTGCAAATTAAATACTAAAATTAAAACTTGGACTATTAATAATTTTGAAAGATTAATTTCTTCAGAAAAAATTGGTTCTGACGGTGGCGTATGTTATAGGGGATTAAATCCAGAGTATGGATTGCAATATGCCCATCTTTATCCACCTAAAGATTTAAGGACAAAATTATTTTCTATAATTAATCAGGATGATGAAATAATTTACAGAGCAGATTATTTTAATGATACCAATACTACAAAATACCATTCTCCGATCATTGGTTGGGCATATGATGGAAATCCAATATACGGTCCATATGGATACAAAAATCAGAATTCTAAAATAGTAAAGCAATTACTTTCTGGATATGCAAATCCAGTTGATAATCAGGAAGGAAGACCAGGAAAAACTATATTTCCCGCAGGATTTTTTATAGAAGACTATGAGTATACTGGTGAAGGTGATCTTGATCAAAATAATGGAAGATTTTGCGTAACTCCAGAATTTCCAAATGGAACTTATGCATACTTCACCACAATTGAAGAATCTTTTACAAACAAAAAGGGGATATTTAATGGTCAGAAAAAACCAAAATTTCCTTACGTAATTGGATCTTCATTTAAATCTAAACCTATAGATTTCAATTTTAGTATTTCCTCTAATCAGGATGATTTTAATTTCTTAGATCCCAGTTTAATTAGAAACACAAATCCTTATAACAGCAGGTCTTCAAATTCTACATATAGATTTATTGAAAATAATAATAAAGATTACAAATTAAAAGATTCTAAAATATTATCTACTTATTCTGGAGGAATTGATGAAATTGCAATAATTTCAGGAGGAGATAACTATTCTGTTGGGGATATTGTAGATTTTGTCGGTGGCGATTTAAATGGAACTGAACCAATATATACTGTCGATAAGATATCAGGGAAAAGTATAAACGAAATATCATTGTCTTCACTTTTATTTGAAGATGTTGAGTTTATACCATACAAATCAAATAGTAAAATAATAGGTTTTACTACAATACCACATACTTTACTTAGTAATGATACATTATTGGCAGAGCCAATAAACAATTTTAAGTTAAGAGGTAGTTTTAAAGCAAAGATTCCTCAAAACACATTGGTATTATCTGTTGGAATTGGTTCTTTAAGTGATGTTGATTACTTACAAGTTAGTGGAGACATCAAATATCCTGAAGTTGTAGAAAATGATGTTTTTAAAATAGAATCTGAAGAAGTTAAAGTATTAAATGTAGAACCAGATTCTTCTAGAATTAGAGTTTTGAGAGGTTTTAGTGGTACTGAAATAAGTTCTCATGTTGCTTCTACAGTTTTAGTAGAAAAAAGCAATAAAATAATATTTGATTATGCAAGTCAAGATTTAAATTCAGTAGCAAATAGAGAGTATTATTTTGATCCAAAAGAATCTTTAGGTATTGGAACAGTAGGATTTTTAACTACTTTCTCAAATCCTGGTTCTGGAGTTACCTCATTAACGATTCCACCAAGATCAATTTACCTAAAAAATCACAATATAGAATCTGGAACTTTAGTAATTTATAATTCGAATGGTGGGGATCCAATTTCAGTATCTACAGATGGGACAAGTTCCTTCACTTTAACTAATGGAGACCGTTTTTATACAACAAAAATAACAGAAGATTTTATCGGATTATCTACCGAAAGAATTGGAATTAGCACTACTGGAGAATATTTAAACTCTGATGGAACAATTGGACTATTGTATTTTAATGGGATTGGTACAAGCACATATCACAGTATAAAAACATCATACAATAATACATTAAAAGCAAATATAACTAAAAATTCTGCTGTAGTTTCTACAGCAACTACTCACAATTTGTCTTTAAATGATACTGTTTATGTTGATGTTTCTTCTGGACTATCCACATCATATAAAGTAAAGTATAACGATTACTATAGAAGACTTATTGTTGGTCAAGTTGAATTTTTGTCATCTGATGTAGATAAAGACAATAGTACCATCAGAATTCCTGTACACAATTTTAAAAACGGTCAAAAAATAATCTTCAATTCTTCTTCCAATTATCCAGATTTAGTTGATAATGAAATATATTATATTTCAGTGTATGATAGAAATAGAATAAGACTATCAAGATCAAAATATGATTCAAATAAAAAAATACCAAATTTCATCGGTATTACAACTACTGTATTAGAAGGATCAATATCTCCGATAAATTTACCTCTCAGTATTGTAAGAAATAAAAAGATAGTTTTTGATGTATCAGACGAATCACTTTCTATAGAATCAAATTCTAAAAGAATACCATCATTTGATATAAATTTCTATAAAGACTTTAATTTATCAGAAAGATTATTCATAGTAGATTCTCAAGGAATATCAAAAATAGTTAAAACTGGAACTGTTGGAGTAGATTCGACCGCAAAGATAGAGTTATTAATAGATTCATCTTTTCCTGATATTTTTTACTATTCTTTGGAACCAATTCAAAGAAAAACTAACACTAATATAAAGAAAGAATATCAAATCGATAATGAAGTAGATTTTAGAAATTCCATTCTATTGCAGGATAGTAAATTTTCCGGAACCCACAAAATTTCTGGCGTAGGAACTGATACATTTAATTACACTATAGGATTTACTGATGAAATAGAAACTTATAATGAAACAAATTCATCTTTATCCTACGATACAAACTCAAAATCAGAAAAAGGAATTATTAGATCCTTTAAATCTTTATCTAAAGGTTATGGTTATAATAGTTTCCCATCAATATCTTCAGTATTTTCTGAAAGTGGATCTGGAGCAATACTGGTTCCAAATTCGAATAAAATTGGAAAAATTAAAAGTTTAGAATTGCAAGATATTGGTTATGATTACAGTATAGATTCTACAATAAGACCTAGAGTAAAATTTCCTACCGTATTAAGAGTAGAGCCCCTATCAAAAATAGACTTTATAGGAATTTCATCTATTGGGTTATATTATAATACCGAACCAACATTAGTAGTTTTGGATGGATTTACTAACCAAGTTGTTAATGACTTGGTTTTGGATTTTGATCAGAAAAATTACACTATAAAAATAATAAAAAATTCTAAAGGATTCTTCAATGTAACACCAAAAATAATTCCAGTACAGAACACAAATGGAGTTGGGATTTCTTCTATATCATATAGTGATTCTAGCAAAGAAGTTACTGTGACATTTAATAGAGAATTTCCTGTAGAAAATGAATTCCCGTTTAATTTAAATGATAAAATTTTAATAGAAGGAATTTCTGTATTAGAATCTTCTGGTATTGGATACAATTCTAAAGATTACAATTATCAATTATTTACAGTAAAGGAAATAAGTTCTGCAGGACCAAATCCAACACTAAAATATTCTTTAGAAAATTACCTTACAGGATCTCAAATTCCAGGTACATTCGACTCAGAGAATTCTTCGGGTTCTATTGTTCCTGAAAAATATTTTCCAATTTTTGATGTAGAATTAATTAAAAATTCTTTTAGTAAAGGAGAGATTGTAAAATATGGAAATAAAACTGGAAAGGTTTTAAATTGGGATTCTAATAATGAGATATTAAAGATAGAAACTACAAACCCAATAAAAGATGAAACGACAATAGAGGGATTTTCTTCAGGAACAAAAGGAACTATCAAAGAAAATTTATCATATGAAGATTATTATACTATTAGATCTTCTTCTGTAGTCAAAAATGGTTGGAAAGATAGTGTTGGTTTCTTAAATAATTCTTTACAAAGAATTGCTGATAATGATTATTATCAATATTTCTCATATTCTGTAAAATCCGAAGTTCCGATAGAAGACTGGAAAAACGCTGTAAATGATTTGAACCACACTGCAGGATTCAAGAATTTTGGCGATTTGCAGGTTGTTTCTTCCACACAAGAATTTAGCGGAATAACTACAAGTCAGCAAAGAGAATCTCTTGACATAAGCATAGACTTAAATAGTGAGGTGGATGTAAATTGTACCTTTGATTATGATCTTGCGAGAGAAAATTCTTTTTACATTGATAATGTCTTATCGTCAGATGAAATATTTTTCGATTCTAGAATCATACAAGATTATTCGGAATCTGTTGGAAATAGAGTTTTGCTCATAGATGATATAAGTGACCAATTTAATACTAGCTTACCATCAACTTTCGTAACCTCATTCAATATTTAAAGTAAAATGGCAACAAAAATAAGATCTCAAAAGTTATTTTTAAATGTATTGGATAATAGATTTGGTGATAGAAAGCAAACATCTATTCTTTCTTTATTAACTAATGGAAATCAAATATTTTCCAATAATTATGCCAAGGTTTTTACTCAAGATGAGATTGGTTCTTTTGATATTGTAAATTCTGGCGGAACAAATAATCTACAATTTTTTCCGATAGATGGAAGAATAAACGAGTATAATTATAGTTTTTTCTCATATGAAACAAAACAATTAATTACAGATACCGATTCTTATAATTTGGGCGATATTGTAAGTATTGGATCTTCAAATAAAATTTTTAGTTCCGGAAATCCAGAAACAATTTCTCAAATATCTGCAGATTTTACATCATCAAAAATATTAGTAGAATTGTCTACATCAAATAACTTTTATGAGTATAAAGAATTTAATATAATAGTCAATTCTAATAACGAGATTTTACTATCAGATTATGGAACAATTTGCTTTGATAATGATTCGTCAATTTCTGGTCTTGGTACATATGATGTTTATGTTTCTGGTTCTAATATTAATTTAGACTTTTATCCTGACGATTCTTCTTTAGGAAATATTTCCGCAAATGTAATTAATGTTTCATTTGCAAATACAAATTTCAGTCAAGAAGGATCATTAAATCTTAGATCGGGAAATATAGAATCTAATAAAACGTCAATATTAGCAAGTCCATCACCTTCTCCAACCATAGTGTCTTCTTATGACTCAAATTATCAATCTTCATATGCAATAGCTCAAGTTACTGATTTAGATTCTGGAAATATTCAGTTTTCTGAATTAATTGTAATAAATGATAGTGGAGAAACTTACTCCATAGAATATGGAAATGTAGAAACTCAAAATTCTTTAGGATCATTTAGTACAAATTTATCGTCAACTACAGATATTTTATTTACTCCAAATCCAAATACAAATGTAGAAGTTGTAATATATCAAAATAAGTTAACTTACTTTGAATTTACTAATTTTTCACCATCTTTAAATTTAAAAAATGTAGAATTAAAAACTGGAGTTTCTGTATTTGGTAGTCAAGATAGGACGGAATTTGACTTAAAATATAAAGGAGATTTTATATTTGAAAAGTTGTTTAATGGAAGTCTATCTTCGGCAGTTAATGTAAATGAAGATTATATAACGATACCAAATCACTTTTTTGTTACTGGTGAACAGGTAAATTATAGATCTCAACAATTAGATCAAGATTCTACAGATAATTCTATTGGTATAGCAAACACAGTTATAACTGGAGTTGGATTAACCAATAAACTCTCCGGAGAACTTTATATTTACAAAGTTGATGAAACTAGAATTAAATTTGCATCATCCGCTCAAAATGCGTTATCTGCAACACCAAATCTAATAGATATTACTTCAGTGGGTGTAGGAATAACACATTACATAACATCGACAAAACAGAATAGAAAATGTATAATAGCAATTGATAATGTAATACAATCACCTATTGTAGTAAGTTCATCGACTTCAAGTATTTTACAAAACAGTATAGATAATGGTTCAGATAATATTTTAACATTTTCTGGAATTTCATCATTTTCTTCTGGAAATTTAATTAAAATTGATGATGAAATACTAAAAATAAATTCTATAGGAATTGGAAATTCAGTTGACGTTGATAGAGGATTTCTTGGCACTGGAATATCATCTCACCTATCAAATTCCATAATAAGAAAAGTTGAGGGAAATTATAATATAATTGGAAGTAAGATTTATTTTGCTTCACCTCCATATGGTGAGACAAAAGGAGATCCCAATGAATTTGGAAGTGTAATTACAGAAAATACTATAAAATCTTCTTTTCATGGTAGAGTTTTTATACGTTCAGGAATTCCTGATGGAAATTCTGAAACCTATAATAGAAATTATCTATTTGATGATATATCAAGTTCATTTAATTCGACAAATAAAGATTTTGTTTTAACTTCCAATCAACAGAATGTATTTGGAATTTCTACAGATAGATCAATAACATTAATTAATAATGTTTTGCAAATTCCTGATGATGATTTTACCCTTACGGAAAATTTGGCAGGAACAGAAATAAGTTTTACGGGAACAGCAACATCGGTATCTTATGATCCAAATAATGCATCAGTTCCTAGAGGTGGAATACCAATATCAATTGGATCAAGTAATGGACTTGGTTATCAACCTCTAGTTTCTGCTGGAGGAACTGCAATAGTTTCTATTTCGGGAACAATATCGACAATAAGCATTGGAAATAGTGGTTCTGGATATAGATCTGGAATACAAACAAATATAAGAGTTGGTGTACAAACTTATAGTTCAGGTATTCCAAATATAGAATTTATTGGAAATGCTATTGTTTCTAATGGAAATATTGTTTCTGTGAATATTACTAATCCAGGATCTGGATATGACCAATTAAATCCACCAGATGTAGTTTTTGATCCTCCGCTTTCATATTCAGATATTCCACTAATTTATTCTCCAAGTTATCCTTCTGGTGTTGGAACTGAAGCAAAAATAGATATAGTTGTTGGGCAAGGATCTAGTGTCGTAAGTTTTGAAATAAAAAATTATGGTTATTCATATCTTCCCGGAGAAATATTGACAGTAGAAACTGGAGGATCTACAGGAATACCTTTAGATCCATCAAAATCTTTTGAAGAGTTTTCTATATTAATTGATAATGTTACAAAAGATAATTTTTCAGGTTGGTTTGTAGGAAACTTAAAGTTATTAGACGATTTTAGTTTTAGATTTGATGGACTAAGAAAGACATTTACATTGAGGGATGATGGAAACATATTCTCTATTATCACAAAAAAAGGTTCTAACATTGATATAAAAGCAACTATCTTAGTAATTTTAAATGATGTGATACAAATTCCGAACGAATCTTACATATTTAATGGAGGAAGTAATATAACATTTACCGAAGCACCAAAAGAAGGTGATGAATGTAAGATATTATTCTACAGAGGAACAGATGGAATTGATGTTATTGATGTTGATATAGAAGAAACTATAAAGGTTGGAGATATTCTTAATATTGATAGTGAAGATTCAAATACAGACCAAAAGAATAGAATAGTTAATGTTATCACTTCACCAACTTCAGTAGACACTAATTTATATTCTTCGGTTGGAGTTTCTTCTGACTTAGATCTTTTAAGACCAATAACTTGGTGCAAACAAAGAAATGATATTAAAATTAATAATGCAGATGTGACAAAAGATAGAATAGAATATGAACCAAAAATTAATCCTGTAGGAAATCTCATAAAAGGTGTTGGAATAGGAAGCACTATGATATTTGTAGATTCTTTGAAATCGTTCTTTGATTATAAAAACGAAAATTCTTCAGATTCTTACATAAGTAAAATTGAAATTGTAGACGTAAAAGAAAACATCGTAGCAATTTCTACTGCTTTAGTTTCTGTTGCTGGCACAATATCATCCATAGACATAACTAATAATGGACTTGGATATGATTTCATACCTGAAGTATCAATCACAAGTCCAATTGGAATAGGATCTACAGGAAAGGCAACTGCAACAGCATCTATTTCCTCTGGAGTTGTTACCTCAATACAAATAGTAAATCCTGGATTTGGTTATACAGTTTCTTCTCCACCACTCGTAATTATAGAATCTCCAAAAGTTAAGAAGGAGCAGATTAGTAATGTTACATATAGTGGGGACTATGGAATCATTACGGGTGTATCTACAATTTCTGTTGGATATGCTCAAACCGGAATAGTATTTGATTTATTAATTCCAAGAGATTCACCACTTAGAAATTCAGCGTTTACAAACCCAACAGTAACTGAAAGTGGTATAAAAGAATCATATTATCTTAATGTTTTTAACACAAATATTGGAAATGGATTAGTTTCTTTAGATAGTGGTGGATCTATTATAAGTGTTGGAACAAGATTTATGGACAACATATATCAAGTTGCTTCAGTTTCTATTGTACCGGTTACTGGTGTATATGGATATGAGAATTTTGTTACAGTAAATGTTGCAAGAGTTGTAGTTAGTGTTCAAGATTATAATCTTTTAGGTGATCTTGGAAGCAACAGATTCTTTGGGGAATTTAGTTGGGGATTAATTGGGACAAAATCTAGACCACAAGAGAGGGAATTTATAGTAGGAACAAGTTATCAAAATTCGGGATTAACTACTGCACCAATTGTAAGGAGAACAAATCCTTTAAAATTTAATTCCTATACAATTATATAATAAATAGTTCTAAAATTTTAAGATAAATGTCAGCAATTATAACTGATCAATTTAGAATACTAAATTCTAGTAATTTATTATCTTCTATTGGTTCTTCTTTATTTTCTTATTATAGTTTTGTTGGACTAACAAATGCTTCTGAATACAAATTGGATTGGGATTCTTCGCCCCAACCACCAATAGATTCTTTTGACTATCAAAATGATATTTGGGATACTATTATAGGACTAAAAAAAATCAATTCTAGCGATGTTAGGCAAGTAATTAGAAAAATTACTTGGACATCTGGAACTACTTATGACATGTATAGAAATGATGTAAGTAGAGATAAAAGATCAGTACCATCAAATCAATCTAGCATTTATTCTGCAAATTATTATGTAGTAAATAGCGACTTTAATGTTTACATTTGTCTCTATAATGGAATAGATCCAGAAAATACAGAGGGTAGACCATCTTTAGATGAACCTACATTCACTGACCTTGAACCAAGATCAGCAGGTACTAGTGGAGATGGTTACATTTGGAAATACTTATACACAATAAAGCCTAGCGATGTTGTAAAGTTTGAGTCTTTAAATTATATACCAGTTCCTGCAGATTGGAATGATGATCAATATTCTTTGGTTAGAAATAATGCAGACACAAGTGGACAATTGAAAATTGTTACAGTAACAAATAGAGGTAGTGGATTAACTCAAGGAACATATACTAACATTGATATAATTGGAGATGGAAGTGGCGCAAAGGCATCGGTCGTTGTTGGTGAAGATTCTACAGTAGAATCTGTAAATGTAACTTTAGGTGGATCTGGTTATACTTTTGGAAAGTTGGACCTTGCTTCTGGAGGACTACTTTTAAATTCGGGTTCAGTTGCTCCAAAATTTAATGTAATAATTCCTCCTCCAGGAGGTCATGGAAAAGATATCTATAAAGAACTTGGATCTTATAATTTGTTGCTGTATTCGAGAATAGAAAATGATATTGAGAATCCAGATTTTGTCAGTGGAAATAAAGTTGCTAGAGTTGGAATAATAAAAAATCCAAAAAAATTCCAAACAAATGAATTGTTGTCCGACAGCATCGTAAGTGGTGTATATGCATTAAAATTGACAGGAATTACAAATCCTAATGACTATCAAAATGCAACTTTTGCAGATAATGCAGAAATTATACAAACAATAGGCGCTGGTATTACTGCAGTCGGTAAGGTTGTATATTATGACAATAAAACTGGAGTGTTAAAATATTGGCAAGATAGGTCTTTAGTTGGTTTTAATACTGGAACTTCAGATTTATCGACAGAAATTCCAGCATATGGATATAAACTCAATAGGTTTACTTCATCACCAACTGTAGACGGATCTTTGGTTATCGAAGGTGGAAATATAAATCTCCAAATAGATTCCAATTTTAATGGTATTACTACTACCATAAATAATACGACAACGTATAATCTAGGACAAAACTTTGATTCGGGTTTGTCAAATCCAGAAGTAGAAAAATATTCTGGAGAAATAATTTATATTGATAATAGACCATCTGTTATCAGATCTACGAATCAAAAAGAAGATATTAAGGTTATTTTACAATTTTAAGTAAAAAATCATGCCACAGGAAACTAACTTAAACGTATATCCATATTTTGATGATTATGGTGCGAAAGATTTTCATAAAGTATTGTTTAAACCAGGTTATCCTGTTCAAGCAAGAGAACTGACGACTTTGCAGTCAATACTGCAAAGTCAAATAGAAAGATTTGGATCTCATATTTTTACCGATGGTTCTAGAGTTCTTGGTGGACAATTAACATATAATAATAGATTAGATTATGTTATATTGGAAGATCAGTATTTTGGAGTGGATGTTAAAGTTTATTTAAATTTTCTTGTTGGCGAAGTAATTGTAGGTAGAACTAGTGGGGTAAGAGCCGAAATACAATCTTTTCTTACAAAAAATGAATCCTACTTAGGAAAATCTACAATATATGTAAAATATTTGAGTCCTGGTACAGATGATGCAAAAAGCGAAAAATTTATAGACGGTGAAGTACTAGAAGTAGAAAATAATGTTCCTAGCGATGATAGTGGACCATTAATTATAGACGGAGTTCAAAGATTTTTGACTTCTGGAGAGGGATTTGCAATAACAAGAGATGTAGATTCGACAGGAAATGCCTCAGCAGCATCAATTGATGCTGGAGTATTTTTTGTTAGGGGTTATTTTATACAAGTTGGATCTAGTGGAATTCTTTTAGATCAGTATAATAGTATTGGAAATTTTAAAATTGGATTGAGAATAACCGAATCTATAGTAAACTCTGATGAAGATTCTTCTTTAAATGACAACTCTAATGGATTTTCTAATTTTGCAGCTCCTGGAGCTGACAGATTCATTGTATCTGGAACTCTTGATAAGATAGATTTAAATGAAGTTGAAACAAATGATTTTATTACAATAAGTGAAATAAGAGAAGGAGAAGAAATAACATCAAAGAATTTAACAAAATATAATGAGTTAGCAACAGAATTTGCAAGAAGAACATTTGAAGAATCTGGAAATTATTATGTAAAATCACCAAATCTTTCTATTAGAGAAACTTTAAATAATTTGAAAGGAAATAATGGAGTTTTCTTAGAAGGAAGAAATACTTATAATGGAAATGAACCAAGCGAAGATTTGGGAACTTATATCATATCTCCAACAAAAGCTTATGTTATGGGATATGAGATAAAAACTTTAGGATCAACTTACTTAGACTTTAAAAAGCCCAGGACTACAAAAAGTTTACAAAATCAAAATATAAATTATTATACTGGACCAACATACACTCTCAATAGAGTATTTGGTTCTCCCAAAGTTGGATTCTCTACTTATTATGTAAGTTTGCATTTAGATAGAGTTGGTTCTAATCAAACAGAAAAATCTGGTAAAGAAATTGGACTTGCAAGAGTTTATGATTTTGCACTAGAGTCAGGGTCATACGACACATTAAATCCAGATTCTAATGAATGGGACATTGCTCTTTATGATATTCAAACTTATACAGAAATATCATTAAATGAAACAATAACATTAAGCACTCCAACTTACATTAAAGGAAATTCTAGTGGAGCAGTAGGATTTTTAAGGTATGATGCTTCAAATTCTGGAATTATAACTGCTTATAATGTTAGTGGAAAGTTTGTAATTGGAGAAACTTTTGAATTTGATGGTATTGATAATAGTAGAATATCAACTTCCATAAATTCTTATGGATCAAGTGATGTAAAATCACTTTATGGTATAGTTGGATCTGCATATACATTTACTGCAGATGTAAAGCAGTCTGATGCATTTGATGTTGGATTTGTATCGATTGGGGGAGAATCTGGAGGAATAAGCACCGTATTTTCTGCAGATTTTACCTTTAACAATTCAGTAAAACCTGGTCAAATTGTGGCATACACAAATCCAGGAAATCAGGTTCCGACATTTTCTAAAGTAGTTGCAGTTTTTCCAAACTCTTTAAGTATTGCTGGAATTCAAACAGTTTCTGGAGTTTGTGATGGCAGTTTACCTGCAACAACAATCAATCCTTCAGATTTTAGAATTCTAAAATCGGCATATCAAAGATCTGAGGACAATACATTATATACAAAACTTCCAAAAACAAATATAAGTTCTGTAGACTTATCAAATTCAGATTTAATTGTAAGAAAGCAGTATGATGTCATTGTCAGTGGAGGTTCTTTAACTCAACCTGCTGGAGATGATTTAGTTTTCTTACCTTTTGATGAAGAAAGATATTGT